CGGTTTCATCCAAATTCATTACAGCATAAGATTTTGATAAATTATATAAATAGTTTCTCACTGATTCCATTGTTTGTTTCACTAAAACACTGTTTGAGCAATCTTTCATATAATCAGCAACTATAGTTTCTTTTAAGATCTTTGTCTTTTTATTAGGTTCAATTGTTATAGTATCTCTGGATTTCTTTAAACTAACTGTATCCCAAGAGAGAAATTTATCTTCAGTCTGTCTGAAGAAATTTTCATTGAAAAGTATATTAAATGAATAATCATTAATTGACTTAACTACAACTTTTATTCCAGGTTTGTAGAATAGGCGTTCCACTGAGAAGTGAAGTTTGCCTGAATATTCTTGCAATTTTAATTTGGTAAAGCAATTTAACTCGTTTATTGAAAAATTATTTGCTGTTAGTATATGAGTTAATTTAGCTTTGAGTTCGTTTATTCTTCTTGACTGATACATGTTTCTGAGATTTATTATCTTGAAAGCTGATTGCTTACTTAACTTGATTGAATTTAAATCTTTATTTGGAAATAGATAATACTCATTGTCATATATTAAACATATGTAAGTTAAAATTCCAAAGGAGTAAACTTCACATAATCCTGGTCCTTCATAATTAATTCCTATTCTCTTTTGATCAACAATCCATATTACAGAATTACTTCTAGATTTTATAAAAATTGAAGACTCATATATGGAACACAAATCAATCAACTGAGAATATTTTTTTAATAAGTAATCACTTATGTTTCCTTTCACTATTAAATCTTTAATAGTTTTATTTCCAATCTTTTTATTTAACATTTCAAAAATATTGCTTGAAATTTCATATATCAAATCACTAGATGACATCTCTTCATCGTAATACATCAACATCTTAGGGTATAAAATCTTACTAGTCTCATTGAACGAATCTTCCAAGGATTCCCAAAGTGATGAGATTAAATATTTTTTCTCCGATATGAATTCCTCTATCAAACTGAAAGACTTGTTCATTGTAATCTGATCAAATTTAAAATTAAATTTTGAGTTGGACTCAAGAAAATTAAAAATTGAACTGCATCTTGTATTAATAAATAACTGCCCATAAGAGTAAAATTGAAGCAAATCCAATTTTGAATCTATATATTCTATACTTGAAAATTTGGTTATATTGAAGCATTTGTTAAAAATATTATATTCTGTCACCAAGTTTAATAGTTTTGATTGATCGACAAAAGGTTGTTTGAACAAATCATTGCCATATTTTTTTAAAATTAAGTAATTAGTTCTTGTCAAATTAAAATATGATCTATCTATCAACTTTCTCCAAGTTCTATTTTCTTCAGCATATTTAATCAATTTTTCTTTTTTCTCAATTATAAAATATTTGCTTAAAAATGTATCAAACTCTTTGTTGGATTGAATACTATTATTTATGTTATGATAACTTAGAATTTGTATCATAGTATTCTTGTTCGAATTGCAATGTTCTATACAATCTTTAATATTCACATAATCGCCATTCTCCAACTTATAGAGTAAAGAATCACTAAGCGATCTAGTTATCACCCTTTCCGATAAATCTTTCCCTCTAAAAGACTCCAATTTTCTAAAAATTATATCTGACTCTAACATTTCCACAAATTCATTTTTTGAAGACTTAAGATTATAATCTACAGGATAATCTATTTCTTTCTTATTAATAAAATTATTTCTTATTAATTTGATTCTTTTAAACATTTTGTCTGATAATTTAACTTCTCTAACCACTTTAGAATTAATTATTAAATTGCTAACATTTAATAGACCTTTGTTATTGGATATAAATAATTTTAATAAATCACTAAAGTGTATAGGAAAAGACAAAACTTGATTCATAGACATCAAATTATAACCTCCCAATGAGGATGGATTTAAAACTGAATCAATTGATAAATGATATCTGTTAAGCAGCTTACAGTAATAAATGGTTTCGATTAAATCACAAAATTCATACAAATCAGTTTTTGTTAAAATATTTGATATTCTGCTTATTAAAGCTTTGTAATTTCTGCCAAAAGATTGATTTCTTATTACATTTTCAAGAAAGAACATATGTTTAACATAAGAATCGTACTGTAAACCATGAATATTATACAAAGATAACATTTCACTCACTTCAGTATTAAAAGTTGGCTTTGTTAGAGATATTTCTAATCCAAATAACATGGGAACTTTCTCACTAAACTTAACAAATTGCTCAAATTGATCATTATTAATAATTATCACTTGGTTAGAATCATCTGAATGAACCAGTTGATACCATGTTGGTAATGAATCATTTAGTGATTGTCTTAACAATTTTTGACATAAAATGCTAGATAATTCATGAACATATGATGAAATATTGTGAAATATTCCTTCTGGCCATGAATATTCTATTTCTATGTAATTTATGGAATTAAAAGTTTTAATATGTGCATTTAAAAAATCATAATTTTTATAGTCTATATAATTTTCTAAGATCACTTTCATCTTTCTAAACTTTTCCAAGAAAAATATCAATAATCTGTTTATCTCCGGATCACACATTCCTAATTTAATTTCTAATTTTTTTAACACTATAAATTTTTCATAAATGTCTTTAGGAGACCATCCAGCCATATCTCCGTTATTAATAACCATTAGTTTATCACTTTTAAGAGAGTTGTAAGCCATATTGTTAACTTGTGATAATAAATTTAACCTGTTAGTCATACTTTCAACAACCATTTCTCTTTTAAGTTGCTTATTTCTCAATTTACTTTCTGATTGAATAAAATAGGCAACAGATTTTGAGATTATATTCAGAATGTAAATGTTTCTGTTTTCTTCATGTTGCAATTTAGTTGATAAAAACATTGCATTCATCATGAACTCATAGGGTATACCATTAATCAGAAATCTTCTCTCATATATACCAGAATAAATATGATCAAGAATATCGATAGCTGATAAAGTGGATTCCTTATTAAACATATGTCCAACATATTCCTTTAAACATTCAATAGATTTCATATGCTTAAATTCCATTGACATACAAGATTTTGTATTTGCCAAAGTTTTGTCAAAATTATTAGATATTTCCCTCATCAGATCCAACTTCTCTACATAAGGACGAACTTCCTTATTTAATAATCTTAAAGAATATATCATCGCAGGAACTGAGAAAAATTTATTTCTATTAGAAAAATTATCTTTATCAGGATTATCAATTCGAAAATTGTCATTATATCTTCTTTCTTCTAATTCAATTTTATTCTCTATTAAACTTTTAATCATCTTTTTATAAGTATGACCAAAATTTGTAGTAGATTTAAAAACTACATTGTACAACATAGTTGTGTCTAACAAATTTTGTAAATTTTTCGCCTTACCAATCAAACTGTAAAATTCGGAATTAATTAACTGATCAATTCTCTCTCTTTGATCAGGAAATGTAGCACATAGATTTTCATAAATATCTCGATTTTTTAAAGTATTCATTAATTCTTCTTTTGCCAGCAAAAGAGACATATGGTTTTTATACGGTTTCATTAAATATTTTTTGCATAAATTATCAATTTCGGAGTATCTAGAAAATGTAGCATTCACTACAAACTTCATAAAAGACAATGTCATTTTAACTGAAGATGATTGAGTAAAAAGATTCCAGTAATAGATCAAAAAGAATCTTCTGAGTTCATAGGAATTTGGACGGTTTTTAAACCAATATGACATGGTTACAATGAGTAAATTGTCAAAAAGTTCTGATATATACAAAGCTCTACTGATATTTATTGATCTTAGTTTAGTTTTTCTAAGTTCATAATTTTCATCTATAATTTCCACAAATTCTTCAAGATAATCATACTTTGATGATTCTGAATTTGATCCTTGCTGATTTACTATTGAATAGATTTCATATGATCTCCACACTTTATCATTAACAGCTTTACTGCCAGAGTATAACTTCAAACAAATATTGTTAAATCCTGCAGTG